GTAGAGTTTGCCACACTTCCTACAATCTCTTTTTCAGTTAAAGGATCTGTAAATATTTGTTTGTTTCTTTCAAATAAAGCTGATGTTAAAGCTTTCTTATCAATGTTTCCATCTGACTTTTTCATTTCAAGAACAGCCATATTAAACATAATGTCGTTTCTATTACTTCCAGTCCATTTGTCTGTTAATAAGTTTTGTACACAAGGTGGATATTCATTCCAATCTGGTTCTGGTTCATACTTTGCAGTTTTAAATTCTAATAATTCTTCAATACTCATTCTTTTTTTGTAGGCTATATCTATAAACGCACCTATTAATAAAGCTGTTCCATTATCATCAAACGCATATTCAATAGTTCTTTCTTGTTTATGATAAGGCATTCCTAAATGTTTATTACGGGGAAATACTTCTTTTGCCATAAAGTATTTTTCATTCCATTTATCTAAAACTTGTCTAATTTGTTTTTCATCAGACCAATCTTTTAAAAATAACATTAAATGTAATCCGCCAGATTTAGACCTAACTGGCACTAAAGGTAATTTATTTTGTTTAATAATATTTATGAATTTCTTTGAACTAAAATCTGTATAACTACTAGGATCCATATCAATGCAACCCCACTTTGCTTTGCCTTCTACTTCAGGCTTAACTCCAATAATAATTTCTCCGCTTAAATGTCTTTTCCAAAGCTCCGCCGTAACTGGCTTATAGACAGTTTTATATTCAGCAGATCTTTTACCTCGCTCATCAAGGTCACCAGTTAAGGTGACCTCAATGTGCTGATTAGAATCTCCTTCAAACAGTTCTAATAGTTTTGTTTCCATTAGAATGGAACTGATTCTGTATTATTTTTAATTTGTTGAGTTTCTTCTTTACCAAAATCAACTTTACCAAAGATATCAGACTTCATAGCACTTTCGTAAAATGCTTTAGTCATTTCTAATACCTTAGCGTACTTAGGATCATTTAAGTATTTATCAAACTCTACGATCCAACCATACCAACTGTTTCCAGAATTAGATTCTTTGGTTGTAGTTAATTTATAGCTTGTTGCCCAAGATGGAGGACAAAAGAAACCTTTAGATCCTTGAAGTCTTCTACTTTGAATCATAGAATTCCAAGTCTTTGATTTTTTCTTTTGAGTAGATTTCATAGCAATCAAAGCTGTTTCAATTGGATTATAATCTTTATCCAATATGTAAACAAAATGATTACCAGTATCTTCTATATAGTTACCATTAGGTAATCTATCTTTGTTGTCATCTCCTCTTGATGTTTGAGCCATGATAGAAGGATCCGTGTGTATTCCAACTGGACGACCAGGACTATCTCCTCTATCTTTCCATTCGTTAAATGTATTGATATACAAACAAGGAACAACAATTACGCCTTCTTTACCTTTGTAAAGATTACCTGTTGTTTCGTTATATACGTCTCCTTGTTTTGCAGTAGCAATATATTTTCCATCACTCTCATCTAATACTTTTGAACTTGCGTATAAGATTTTAAGTATTGGAAGTTTAGTGTCACGTGCTGTGACAAACTCCGAACCCTGACCTGATGCTGATTCTAAATCTAGAACAGATGGCAGTGGAGCCTCTTTCTTAATTGCAACTTCAGCTTTTGCTGTTGTCGCTTTCGCTTGTGCTTGTACCATGTTTACTCCTTCGTGGTTATTTTTGTTTTGTTTGCAACGTAAACGCCGAATATATCGGATGGAACGTTTTTTCCTTGTTGGATTTGTTCTTTAACAAATGCCTTCAAGGTCATTGGTTCTACCTTTTCGGTCTGATTAACATTATGCCCTTTTTTTCGCAAATCATCAACCAGCAACTTTGCTTGTTCATCTTCGCTGCGACCAAATGTTAATGTTACATTGTTCTTAATTAAATCCCCAAAACCATTCTGACGAAGCCATTCAAAAGCTTCTTCAGTTTTAGTTGCAGGAATTCTTGCAGAATAAAACGGCTTAACTTCAACGGCAGAACCGTCTGAAAGTTTAAGCAGTGATATACCTGCTTGTTGCATTAAGTTAGGGATTGTTTGCTCAGAAAGTAATGACTCGGCTTCTTGTAGCTTTTTTAATTGCTCCTCTACCGTTGCTATTTGTTTCTGAACGTCCAATAACTTGTTGCAAGATTTAGCAATATCCGAAGACATTGCTGTGTCAACGCGTAGCGTTGATTCTGCTTCTAAGTCCATAAGACCTCCTGAACGAAGCGTTTAGATTATTCGTTTGACATTGTCAAATAAATAAATTAAAAAAATTTAAATACTTTTAAAGTATAGAATGACGAAACATGGACAAGAAAAAATATACATATAAAACAACACCTTACGAACATCAGCGTAAGGCTCTTATTAAAGGTGCAAAAGAATTAAATTTTGCATATTTCATGGAAATGGGTACGGGTAAAACAAAAGTTGCAATAGATAATGTTGCCTATCTTTACCAAGAAAAAGAAATTAATGTTGCAATAGTTATTGCTCCTAACTCAGTTTATAAAAACTGGATTAATGAAATCAAAGTACATTCACCAGTAGAAGACTATACTTTATTTGTTTGGAAAGATGATAAAGAAGTAAATTACCAAGCAGACAAATTAAATTATGTATTAATGAATGTTGAAGCACTATCTCATAAAAAAGGATTTGATTTCTTAACTAAACTTGTACTTAATGTAGGTAAACATACTATGATAGTAGTTGATGAAAGTACTACTATTAAAACTCCTACTGCACAAAGATCTAAAAATATTTGTAAACTATCTTCATTTATTAAATATAAAAGAATACTGACGGGCTCACCAGTGACTAAATCACCTTTAGACTTATATCAGCAATGTGCGTTCTTGTCTAAAGACTTATTAGGATATCCTTCGTTTGTAGCATTTAGAGCTAGATATGCAGTAATGAAACAAATTAATATGGGGCCAAATAGAGTTATACTTATTCCACAATACTATACAAATTTAGATGAATTAGAAGCAAAACTTAAAAAGTTTTCATATAGAGTTAGAAAAATGGATTGTTTAGATTTACCAGAAAAAGTTTATCAACAAAGATATGTTCAATTTAATGAATTACAAAAGAAAGCTTACGAATCTTTAAAAAGAAATGCGAGAGCAATTATAGAAGATAAAGAAGTTAGTTTTGCAAATAAATTAACTGAGATATTAAAATTACATCAAGTATGTAATGGATATATAAAGACTGATGACCAAGAAGTTGTTCCATTTGAAAATGATCCTAAACTAGATGAACTATTAAGTATTATAGAAGAATCAGAAGGTAAGTTTATTATCTGGGCTAATTATATTCATAATATAAAAACAATTGTTAAATCATTAACAAAATTATATGGAGAAGAAAGTGTAGTTGCTATTTATGGTGAGATAACTACAGAGAATAGAAAAAAAGCAGTTGAAGATTTTCAAAATAATGAAAAAGTAAGATTTTTTGTAGGTAACCCAAGTACTGGTGGATATGGATTAACTTTAACAGAAGCAAGTTATGTTGTTTATTATTCTAATAATTATAATTTAGAAGTTAGAGAACAATCAGAAGATAGAGCACACCGTATTGGTCAAAGTAAAAATGTAACTTATATAGATTTAATCATAGATAAAACAATTGATAGTCATATTATATCAGCATTAAAAAGTAAGATTAAAATATCTGCTCAGACTATGGGCGAAGAAATTAAAAAATGGTTAAATTAACCACACTGTCTAACTATATTAGATAAATCTTCACAGCGTTTTGGAGATTGACTATGCCACAAAGAATTTAACATTTCTTTTGAAGCTGTAATATAAGCTTTATTAGTTAAAGCTTCTAAAAACTTTTTAAACTTAGATACATTACCAATACCTAATTGAAATATCATTTCTACAACAACACCAAAAGCTTCTTCTTCTATATCTACACCAGGAAGTAATTGATTAGCTTGATCGTATGCTTTTTGAAAATCTTGTTCAAATAAATTATTTAATTCTTCATTACTGTATTCTACACCTTGTTCAAAATTATCATGTGAAGTTATTAAATGTCCATAACCAATAGTTAATTTACCTAAACTATCTTTATAAACTTTATTTCTAAAACCTTCGTGTGTTTTAATTCTTTCTTTAACATCTTCAAGCATAAATATCTGTTTTAATATCTTTTAAATTTGTTTCTCTATCTAAAAATTTATATTCTATTTTTTCTAAAATAAAATCATGTTTAAGTTTTTTACAAATTTTTTCTGGATCTAATTCACCACAAGAGTAAACATCAAATTGCATTAATGCAGGACTAACCTCATCCCAAACGTGCATTACAATATGTGAAGTCTCAATAATAGCAGCACCAGTAATACCACGATTACCAACCATATTAGAATACTTAACATATGGACCCATCATTACTTTCATTCCTATTTCTTTTATAAATTCTTCAAACCAATTTTTTAGGAACCATTCATTCATTGGAGGATTGATTGCCTCCGCTCTAATTATTAAGTGCTTGTGAACTAATAATTTATTTTCATTCATTAACCGACATTGTATAAAACTTTTCGACTCTGTCAAACCACTTAGCCTCATATTCTGATAATTTTTCTTTGTCCATTTTGAACTGTTGGTACTGTCCATCTTTTGTACAGATGGCAATCAAACCTTGTTCTATAGGTCCATAATTCTTTTTATGAGCAAGAGAGTAAGCCGCAACTTGATAAAAATAGTCCTCAATCCATTCCTCTCTTTTTAATTTATTAGATTGCTTGAAGTCTATGATGGTATCTTTGCCATCAAAGTTACCCACAAGATCAGTTGAGCCAGCCCACTTACCTTCATATTGTAAATTTATTTCATTCCCATAGACTTCTTTAAGTGGTTCTAAGTTATCTATGATCTTATGAGCCATG